AATCACGGTTTCGCGCCGACTGGACCATGGCCGACGATTTTCGAGCATCAGCGCCGCGCGCTCGCCTTCGCCTGCGAGAAGGGAAGGGCGGCGGCATTTCTCGATACCGGCCTCGGGAAAAGCCGGGTCGAGGCGGCATTTGCGGATGAGGCGCGGCGTGAGACTGGCAAGCCGTCGCTGATCCTGACACCGCTTGCGGTGGCGCGGCAGATGCAGCGCGAATGCGAGGCGGTCGGGGTCGAGGCTCGGGTGATCCGCGAGGATGCGGAGACCTGGGCAGGCGTCAATATCGCGAATTACGAGCGGCTGCCAAAGTTGGACGTGTCGCGGTTCGGTGGCGTGGTGCTGGACGAAAGCAGCATCCTCAAGTCGTTCACAGGCACGACGAAGCGGGCTCTGGTCGAATCCTTCAAGGCGACACCGTACCGGCTTGCGGCGACGGCAACTCCTGCGCCCAACGATCACATGGAGCTCGGCACGCATTCCGAATTTCTCGGCAATCTCGGCAGCATGGAAATGCTCTGTCGCTGGTTCGTGAACGACACGAGCACTGCATCGCAGGACTGGCGGCTTAAAGGCCATGCTGTCGCGGACTTCTGGCAATGGGTGGCGTCATGGGCCCGGGCCGCAAGCCTGCCGAGCGATCTAGGCGGCGATGATGCCGGGTTTATCCTGCCGCCGCTCCGGTATGAGGTTCACGGCGTATCGCCAGATCTATCCGAAGATACTGGCGGGCTTTTGTTCCGCATCCCTGATCAGTCGGCAACGTCGATCCACCGCGAGAAGCGGTTGACGCTTGATGATCGGGTGGCGCGGGCTGCAGAGATTGCCAATTCTGCGGCCGAGGCCGTGGTGGTCTGGTGCGAGACGAATGACGAGAGCGCGGCGCTGACCAAGGCGATCCCCGATGCGATCGAGGTTCACGGATCCATGTCGATCGAGCAGAAGGAAAACGCACTCGACGCATTCACATTCGGGCAGCGGCGGGTGATCGTGACCAAGCCGAAGCTGGCAGGGTTCGGGCTCAACTGGCAGCACGCCACGACGGCGGTTTTCGCTTCAATCTCGCATTCCTACGAGCAGCACTATCAAGCCGTGCGTCGGCTCTGGCGGTTCGGGCAGTCGTCCGAGGTCACTGCGCACATCGTCATCGCGGACACGGAGCGGCCGATCTGGGCGAACGTCCAGCGGAAGGCTGCTGATCATGATCGCATGAAGAAGTCCATGGCCAAGGCGATGGTCGGCGCGCAGTCGGAGTCGATCAGGAAGGCATACACCCGCGCGCCGGTCGTGACGCTGCCTGATTTCATCAAAGGGAGGACGGAAAATGCAGCCTGATTATCAGGGCGACAACTGGGCGATCTACAACGCCGATTGCGTCGAGACGCTGGCCGGGTTTCCCGAAGGTCTGATCGACTGTGCGATTTTCTCGCCTCCGTTCTCCGATCTGTTCGTCTACTCGGACAGCGAGCGGGACATGGGCAACTGCGGGTCGCATGCGGAATTCATGGATCACTACGGGTTCTTCGCGCGCAACCTCTACCGCGCGATGAAGCCCGGCCGGATGACGTGCGTACACTGCACCGACTTGCCGTCGAGGAAGGGGCGGGACGGGTTCATCGGCCTGCACGACTTCAGCGGCGATCTGATCAAGGCGCATCAGGAAGCCGGTTTTGTCTATCACGCGCGGGCGGTGATCTGGAAAGATCCAGTAGTCGAGATGCAGCGCACGAAGGCACTCGGGCTTCTCTACAAGCAGTTGAAGAAGGACAGCGCCATGAGCCGGGTCGGAATGCCGGATTATATGCTGTTCTTCCGCAAGGACGAGCCGAACCCGGAACCGATCACGCACGATCCGGAAGATCTGCCGGTCGAGATGTGGCAGGAGATGGCATCGCCGGTCTGGATGACGGTGCGGCAGACGCGCGTTCTCAACGGCCGGCAGGCGCGCGGCGAGCATGACGAACGGCACATCTGCCCGTTGCAACTCGACGTGATCGATCGGTGTCTCACGCTCTACAGCAATCCCGGCGATCTCATTCTGGACCCGTTCAACGGGATCGGATCCACTGGGCATCAGGCGCTCAAGATGGATCGCCGGTATATCGGGATCGAACTCAAGCCGGAATACGCGAGGCAGGCTGACGGGTTCCTGTCAATGGCAGCGGCAGAGCGCGACACACTCTTTGATGTAGCGGCGGAATGATCGCGGCCGAGGCCACCACGAACACCGTTCTCGGCCTTCTCATAGGCTGGTGCCTGCTGCGCCTGTGGGGCTTGTCTGCGGCGGATTCGCTGGTGCTTCAAGGCGTGTTTGTCCTGGCGTCCTGGGGCCGGTCCTACGCGGTGCGGTGGGCGTTTGCGAGGTGGACATGAGACGCGACCACGAAGGCCCCATCCACCGCGCAATCCTCGTCTATCTGCGCGCCACGCTGCCCCATGCGCTCATTCACCACAGCCCCGGCGAGTCCGACATGGCCGGCGCCGACCGAGCGCGAATGAAGGCGTCTGCGCTCGGGACCATGCGCGGATGGCCGGATTTGCAGGTCTGCCTGCGCTACGGGGCCACGGTCTATTTCGAGGTCAAATCACCATCCGGGCGGGTCACGCCTGACCAGGCCGCAATCGGCGCCGCGCTCATGGATCTCGGCAATCACTGGGCCGTGGTGCGCAGCGTGGACGACGTGCGCCGCTGTCTCGCGGTGTGGGGCATCAAGACGCGGGAGGTCGCATGACCGCCTACTACAACGAATTCGACCCTTTCGCCGCCGCATGGCTGCGGAACCTGATCGCCGCAGGGGAGATTGCGGATGGATACGTCGATGAGCGATCAATTCTCGATGTTCGACCGGATGAATTGTCCGGATACACTCAGTGCCATTTCTTCGCCGGCATCGGCGGATGGTCCCGCGCCTTGCGTCTCGCCGGATGGCCCGACGACCGCCCGATCTGGACCGGATCCTGCCCATGCCAGCCTTTCAGCTCGGCAGGCAGCGGAGCGGGGTTTGCTGACGAGCGGCACCTGTGGCCCGCGTTCTTCTGGCTCATCGACAACTGCCGACCTCCTGAAATCCGGGGGGAGCAGGTTGCGAGCACTGACGGACTCAAGTGGCTCGACCTTGTATTCGCTGACCTTGAAGGCGCGGGCTACGCCGTCCGGGCGGAAGATTGCTGCGCTGCGGGGCACGGGGCGCCGCACATCCGACAGCGATTGTGGTTTCGCGGGCTGGCCGACGCCGAATGCGGGGCCGCAGAACGACACAGACACGAAATGGCAGGAACGCAGAGCGGAGTGCAAAGCGAGGCATGGGAACAACGGCTTCGGGATGACGCTCGGAATGGCGAGCCAACTGACCGGATGGCCGACTGCGATGGCGGGAACGCCGGCACAGAGGGGATACAACCAGGCAGGGAACACGGACGCCAGTCGCAAAACGATCTATCTGGCTGGCGCGGACATAGCGGGAGCGAACATAACGCCGATGCCGAACTGGCCCGGCCCGGCCCGGTTAACGGCTTCTGGCGAGATGCAGACTGGCTCCACTGCCGCGATGGCAAATGGCGGCCAGTTGAACCCGGAACATTCCCGCTGGCTCATGGGCTACCCCGAAGCCTGGGCACGAGCGGCGCCGGGATACGACGACTGGCAGAAGTGGCAGGACTTGATGCGGCAAGCCTCAAGCGAGCCAAAGCCTGCCGTGTCGGATCAGTCCGGGGATACGGCAACGCCATAGTCCCACAGGTGGCGGCGATGGCAACGAGGGAGGTCGCATGACCGAGGTGCAGAAGTTCCGCGCCGATCGGGACGAGATGATCCGCCGGCTCGACGCCATGGGCCTGTCGCGACCGGTCATCGCATCGGCGGTGTGCATGAGCCAAGCCGGGCTGGCCTACCGCATTCGCAAACTCGGGCTCCAGAAGGCCACGCCGAAGCGGAGCCCGGTCCTGTCGCGCATGTCGGCGGCATGGATGGCCGAGGCAACCCCTACGGAAATAGCCATGGCGGCCGGCGTCTCGGTGTCCTGGGCGA